AGATATAAGTCCACTACTGCACATGAAGTAGGCCATGCGCTTGGTCTGCAACATAATCATGAGTTGGATACCATCATGTCCTATAACCGCAATAAGCAAGTTACCACATACTTCACACCGCTTGACATAGCCGCTATTAACACGGTTTTTGGTGACTAAGTTTCTATCCTTTCCATTATGTCCTTCAAATCCCTTGTTGGCGTTTCCTCCGATACTCCCGTCCAGGTCATCAGCACCCCGACCTTGACCGATTAGGTACAGTGGACCAGCAGGTCGCTTGCAGCACATCAGAGCCATGATTGAAGTCATTGCGGCTCTGGTTGGAGCAGCTTTTACAGCAGCGGTCATGGGCACCAGCACCGCAATACGCGGTAACACCAACAACCGGGAGGTGGTGACCCGCTTGACCGTGGCCGTGGAAAACGTGGCCACCAGGCTGGAGGAGTTACACGTCGACATCAAGGCTGATCGCAAAGAAACATTTGCCCGACTCAATTCCGTGGAGCAAAGGGTGGCCACGGTTGAAGCCAGAATCCAAACTCACCACGCATGAACCAAATTGAACAGAGCCTCGAGCTCGAGCTCAGCGAGGAGCGAGTTCAACGCACGTTGCTGGAGCTGTACGAAGACGAGGATTGGTCAGGACTGCTGGCCACCGCTGAACTTTTGAACACTGCGTGGCACCACGAAGTCATGGTGACCCGGTGGTTGGCTAAGGAGGCCACTGACAACTTGACGCGACAATGGCAGACTGCGGCAAACATCCTTTCAACCAATGACCGCCAGACTTGCTGAGTACGTGGCTGTTGCAGTGGGCGTCCACGGCGCTGCTGTGGCCATTGTGAACATCACGCCCACCCCCAAGGACAACGAAACCTTGGGCAAGTACACCCGGATGGTGGTCAAGTTGTACCGGGCCATCGAAATTCTGGCCGGCGTGATCACCCCACTGGTCAAGCGGTAGCCCAGGGCTACTTCTTTTTGGCGGTTTTGGCCGCCTGCTTAAAATCCTTGGCAGTAGGGGCGCCCTTGGCCCCTGGTTTCCGCATGCTTTCACCGGATCCGGCTTTGATCCGGTCCCGTTTGCGCTTGATGTTGATGTACAGGCCTTCTTTGGGGTCAGCCATCAGTAACCCTTCTTGCCGCCGCCGCCCTTGGTGCCCTTGCCGCCTTTTTTCATGGGTCTGGTGTCAGTAGTCCCACCTTATCCGAGGTTTGCCAGAACGCATCCCGATGTGGATGAAGCCCTTGGCAGCCCCGTAGCCCAGAGAATAGGGCCAAGCCTTGTCGGCCCAGTCCTGCAAGGTGTAGACAGAGACCCCATCGATGTAAAAGTCGACGGCGCCGGTGTCTTTGGCGTTGTAAAGGTGCTCGGATTGGCTGGCACCACCCACCTGGGCATTGATCTTGGGGGGACGGTAACCGCTGGTGATGATTGCGGGTCCACCAAAGTGGTCCCTGGCCTTCTGGATGAACTGAGCCAGCACCAGGGCCGTGTCGCACTGATGCTGGGCCACAAATCGGCGGGCTTCCGACTGCTGAGCAAACTCCCCGTACGCCACGTTGGGAGTCAGCTTGTAACTGAACGAAGAACTGGGCTGAAACACGCTGACCTTGAGCGCCGGAGCGGCCCTGTACAGCTCTGCAAAGTCCTTGAGCTGCTTAGGGGTCAGAGTTTCCTGGAGCGCGTTCCAGGCCGCCAGCTGATGTGGCAGGCCCTCGTCGTGTTTAGCGGCGTCTGCGAGACGAATAGCCGACATTTGTGCTGGTGAGAGGGGTCTTGGGAAAGATCTGGACGTTGTCCACCTTCCACGGGATACGTTCCCAGACATCGCAATCGGTTGCAAGCTCCCACGCCATCTCCTCGTTCTCGGCCATGACGACGGTCTGGAAAGATCCGGGCTCTATGGTGCCGCCGTAGCCGATAAAGGCCCCTGGAAGCCGGATCACCCAGGCTCTGGCGTTGGGCTTTTTACCGCCGGGTTCTGATCCACCCCGTGGTGGCCGGGGCCGCAGCAAGATCTGTAAGGCTGCCGCCCAAAAGGTTTCGGTCAAGCGCCCCTTCAAGGTCGCCCACGTACGCCTGAAGCTCCAGGTCCCAAAGTTCTGCTTGGCGTTCCCGGATGGCTCGGTCTTCATCAATGGCCAACGATTCGTTCCAGTATTGAACAGCACCAGCAAGGGCGTCGAGACGGTCGTCGTGCGCCAAGCAACCGCGATCGACGGTGAGGTGGGTCAACTGGTGGAACAGTTGATACGCCAGGCGCTTTTCAACGGCCTCGTCGTCCCGGGTCTTGGCGTCCCCCTCGATCACCGACCGATTGACAATGAGCCGGTGCTGGTTGAGCACGGGCTCTAATGCCGCAATGATGCGGCGCTCTTTCTGCACGTTGGACCTGACGGTCTCAATAGTGCACGGGTGCTGCACCTGTAGGTACGGCTTCAGGAGGCTCTCCAGCATGCCTTGGCCAAACTGGTCCTCCAGGAGGATCAAGTTGACCTTCTGGCGCTTTGCTGCGGCTGCTAGGCCCTGGAGAACGGGTTCCGAGTACCCGTCTCGGTATGCACCGGACTCCAGCAGGTACAGATTGCCGTTGAGGTGAGCCACGATGGCGTACGCGGTTTCGTCCAAGCCGCGGCCAGACGGGTCAATGAACATGACGCAGCCCTCAAACGGCAACCAAGTGCCGTGGATGTAGGCCGGGCGATAGTAATAATCGCCGTTGAAACCAACGACTGGCAGATCTGAGATCCGATACTCAGCCCCGGAGCTCCAGACCAGCTTTTCTGGGGCATGGTCCGACACCTCCAGGACCATCAAATCGGCCAGCTTCAGCGGGAACCGTTCAGCGTCGGACAGGCTGGTGTCCAGCTGGAACTGCAGGGCAAAAGCAGACCGTCCGTACGACGTCTCTCGTTGCAGCAGATCCATTTCGCTAAAGCGGCCCGGGTCTGTTGGTTGACCAATTGAGTCACCGCAGCCCTCGAGAATCACCGGAGCCAGGTGGTCGCCGTATTTGGCGGGCTTTTCTGGGTACCGGGCCGGCCAGATGCGCACTTGGTAGGCGCGTTGGGCCAGCTTGTTGTAGATCGATTCCTCGGTCTGGGGCGTACCCAGGAACATAATCTCGCCACCGGGCTTGAGGATGGCGTTGTATTCGCCCACGGCGGCCAAAAGCTTTTCCCGCATGCCGACAGACCACGACGTCGTCGGTGTCTCCACGTCGTCAGACAAGATCAAGTCGGCCCTGGACCCAGTCAACTGGCCAAAGATGCCAACGGCTTTGACCGATGGGCTTTGGTCCGGGATGGCAGGCCTGACGTCGAACCGGTTCACAGCAGAGCGTTGCTCGTCCCGGTCCGGCTCGAGGGCCTGGAGCATCGGCATGTCCTTGATCAGGCGCAAGCAAAACATGGTGAAATCATCGGCCCTCGTTTTTGAGGCCGACACCACCATGATTTTCTTTTGGGGATCCAGGCGCAACAACCACAGCACATAGGCCGCGGCCATCCAGGACTTGCCTACGCCTCGAAACGCCTCAACAATGCGGCGCTTGGAACCGTGCTGCATGTAATGGGCGATGTCCAGCTGGATCGGTGTGGGATCCGGCAGGTTCAGGTGTCGCCACACCAGGACCAGGAAGTAACGGAAGTCAGTGTTGAGTGGTTCTGGGAGAAGCTGCCAGGCTGTCGCCATGCTCAGATGCCGTTGGCAGATGTGGTCCAGCTACCCACTGACACGGGTGCGACAGCTGGCGTGGGTTCCACGGCAACAACGGGCTCCACAGCATCCGATGGCCACACGGGGTAATCAGGACCTGTGATGTAGGCAGCAAGTTCGTCGGTGGTTGTGGTGGCGGTGATGGCTGTGATCTTGACGCCAGCAGCTAGGCGGATGTCCTCGCGCAGGGTCTTGATGGTTGGGTCAATGACGGTGCCGTTGTCAGCCTCGCGGATCACCATCCAGTCGGTATCCCGCAACTGGGCATTGGCGTTAAGACGCACATAGCCGCAATACAGCTCCACCAATTCACCGTGATCCTTGGGTTGATCTGGCCCCCAGTAGAACTGTTGGTCATACCAAGGGGGCTCTGGTAGCGGTCCAGTAAGGCCAATACGCTCGCGGTCCTGTTCTGTGCTGAGGCG